ATGGGGAGGTCACACTAGATGAACTTGTTCGAGGTTATCAAACAAATCAACATGCCAACAAGAAGTCAATTGAAGCAAGTGAGAGGATTAAACAAGCCGAAAGTCTTTTTAATGAGTATACTGCCTTAAAGACGCAGAATGCGGAGTTACTTAACGGACAAGTCGACCAGGACCAAGCACAGCTTGAGGCCTACGACAAGAAGATTAAGGAACTCATACTTGCAGATGATGTTTACGATTTACCTAAATGGCAGGAAGCTAGACGAATAAAGTCTCAACAATTGGATGCTAAAAGATCCGAACAAGAGAAACTTTCTTCCGAAGCTAGTAAAGAACAAGAGCAACAACAACAAGCCCAATTTTCACAACAGAGACAAGGTGCTATCGATGCTTTAGATCAGGTTATGCCTGGTTGGCAAGATGGTTATGATGATGTTGTAGCTTGGGCTGCTGAGGACTTAGGATTTCCTGAGTTTGCAGAAGTGCTAGACCCTAGGGTTGTGGCAATGATGTTCGAGTATAAGAGCCTGAGGGAAGGTGGTAAACAAGCTGCAAAGAAAAGACTAAAGACACCTACGAAAGGTGTTAGAGCTAAAAAGTCCCCTAACTTAAAAACTAAACAAGCTAAACAACAAGGAAACTTACGTAATAAAGTACTCTCTGGTAAAGGTAATGAAGGTGATGAGCTTTCATTCCTAGAGGGGCTTGCGAATGACTCCTTGGGGTAACGCTTAAATTATAGGATAAAATACAATGGCAACATTTAAAACCGAAGCCTCGGTAGGTAACAAAGAGGATCTAGCTAGTTTCATTTCAATGATTACTAGAGACGAAACTCCTTTCGCATCATCGATTGGCAACACAAAAGCAAAAGCTGTTTTTCACGAATGGCAAACTGATGAGTTAGCAGCACCTGGTGCAAACGCTCAATCTGAAGGAGCAGACTACAGTAATACAACTACTCTAGCTGCTACAGTTCGTTTGGGTAACTACACTCAGATTCTTGCTAAAGAAATTAAAGTATCTAAGACATTAGATTCAATTTCTAAAGCTGGTCGTGCATCTGAATTCGCATACCAAATGAAGAAGAAGGGTACTGAACTTAAGCGTGACTTAGAGCATGCCTTAGTTGGTGCTCGTCAAGTATCTAATGGTACTGGTGGTCAAACATCTGCTAACGCAGGTCGTACTATGGGTGGTGTTCAATCATGGATCAACGGTTCAAGTACTTTCGATCAAGAAACTGGTGCAATGCTAACTGGTACAGCTGATGGTACATCAGTGGCTGCAGCAGGTACGGCTGATGGAGCATTCTCATTGAGTGCTGTAGATGAAGTAATGCAAAAGATCTATGAAGAAGGCGGTAAAGCTGGTACGCTAATGATGGGCCCTTCTATTAAGAGAGCATTCTCTGCAGCAGCAGTAGGTACTACTGACGTTAGACGTAACATCAACGATTCTGGTAAGTTACGTCAATCAGTTGAGATCTATGAGTCTGACTTTGGTGCAGTTAAGGTAGTTCCAAACTACGTTATGGGTCTTGGTGATGGTGCATCTGACATCATTGCTTATGATTCAGCGAACTGGTCTTTAGCTACTCTTCGTCCATTACACAACACAGATGTCGGCCAAAAAGGTGACTCTACTGTTGGTATGATGGTTGAGGAAGTAACACTACAATGTAAGAATCCTGCTGGCAACGGCTTGATTGTTAACGTAGCGTAACTGACCTGATCTAAAATCGGGGCTTTAATTAGCCCCTTTTTAAATACAAGGAACTCATATGAGTAAAATTATCGACAAGTACGATGACAGGGGACTGGTCCTAGAACAAGATGCCACAGCCTATCTAGACTATGCACAGGAGGCCAGAAAGGCAGGCGTAGACAGGAAAGCAAACTTTAGAAGTTTTGCTATTATCCCTGACATTGTAGCTGTGGATATTTTTACAAAGTTCGGGATTGATATTAACAACCCTGAAAATACACAAGTAGAATTAAATAAGTTTAAGAAGATTATTAAGGATCATTATCCTTTACTTCTGACAACCAACATTAACAGAGGTGGATAACAATGGCTATAACAAACCAACAAACACTCAGAGATACTATCGCAGATTGGTTGAATCGTGGAGATTTAACAGACAATCAGATAGATAGCTTTATCTCTGCAGGTGAGAGTAAGATTTATGATGTCTTAAGAATCCCACCTTTAGAAACAATCATGACATTTGTTCTAACAGAAGATGAGAGTACTATTCTTATTCCTTCTGATTTTCTAGAGACGGTTGAATTAAGAAAGATACAAGATGATGGTAACCCATCTATTCATGATGTAACACTACAAAGAACAGACCCTAGGAATATCTTTAATTCTTCAGCATCGGCTTACCCACACACTTTCGCAAGAGAGCTAGATGAGTTTGTTATAACTGACGGCTCTGGTCTATTGGCCAAGGCAGGTACTTATCAATTAAAGTACTACAGGTACTTACCTTCTATTGGTGATACTTATGATATTGGTACTTCGTTTGAAGTAGAAGAGTCTACTTGTCTAGCCTTTGCTACCGCAGAGAACAATGCTAGTGTGTCTTGGGAAGCAGCCACAGAAGAGACTACAGACCTCTGTACTATAAATGCATCCACTACTGACCCTACTACATCAAATATAGAGATCATCACTTACTTTTTAAACGGTGAACCTGATCTAATGCTTTATTCAGCATTGTCTGTGGCTTCTGACTTCTTAAATGATGATGAAGGTTCTGCTAGATACGGTAAGTTGTTTTTCGATAAAATCGATACTATCTCAAGAAGGGCAAATAAAGCAGAGATGTCTGGTGGTAATGTTACTATTAAACTACCACAAGGCATAGGTTAAATTAATATAGGAGTCCTTCATGTCTAGATCATTTTTCGGTAGAGGGGATAAGGGAAGACCTTACCATAAAGATAAAAGAAAACCAACTACTACTAATAAGAAGTCTTCAGGATTCTTCAGGGGTTATACAAAAGCTGTAGACTTTGCTGAAGCAATATCTGCTAAGATAGAAGCAATGCTTGCTAAGGAAGAGGCTGAGTTATCAAAGGTAGCTTCAGAGGAAGCCAAGGTAGCCTCCGAGTTAGCTAAGTTACAATCTCAAGCTTCTAAGGTAGAGGCACAGACAGCTAAGGATGAAGCTGAGACTGCAAAAGCCCAAGCAGAGACTGCTAAGGCACAGGCTGAAGTATCTAAACAAGAAGCAGAGACTGCTAAGGCTGCATCTGAACTTGCTAAGACTCAATCCGAGACTGCTAAGTCCCTAGCCGAGGCTGCTAAGGATGATGCTAATGTTTCTAAAACTGATGCTGAAGCTGCGAAAGCTCTAGCTCAGACAGCTAAGGATGAGGCAGAGACAGCTAAGGCTGATGCTGAGACTGCTAAAGCTCTAGCTCAGACAGCTAAGGCTGATGCTGAGACTGCGAAAGCCCAAGCAGAGACTGCGAAAGCTCTAGCTCAGACAGCTAAGGCTGAATCTGAAACTGCTAAGACAGCGTCTGAGTTAGCTAAGACTCAATCCGAGACTGCTAAGGCAGCTGCAGAGATAGCTGAGACTAATGCTGAGACTGCAGAGTCTACTACTTTAACTTATAGAAATGAGGCGGCTACTTCAGCCACTAATGCCTCTAATAGTGCTACTTCTGCACTAACAAGTGAACAAGCTGCTCAATCGTCAGAGAATGATGCTGAGACAGCACAGACTGCAGCTGAACTAGCGGAGACTCATGCTGAGACCGCTGAGACTAATGCTGAGACAGCTGAGACTGCTGCAATAGTAGCTAAGTCAGCCTCTGAGACTGCTAAGACCGCTTCTGAAACCGCTAGAACACAAGCACAGACTGCTAAGACATCTGCGGAGGTTGCAGAGGTTAACGCTTTGTCCTCTAAGGATGCAGCTTCAGCTTCACAAGCTAGTGCTACAGCCTCAGCTACTTCAGCTACAGCTAGTGCATCTAGTGCAGGTAGTTCAGCCACAGATGCTCAGAGTTCAGAGGATGATGCCGAAACTTCAGCTGTTGCTAGTGCTAATAGCTCTACAGCTTCAGCAAGTAGTGCCAGTGCATCAAGCACAAGTGCATCTAGTGCCAATGCATCAGCTACAACAGCAACTACACAAGCTGGTATTGCTACAACGAAATCTTCAGAAGCCTCATCTAGTGCATCTGATGCTTTATCTAGTAAGAATGCAGCATCAAGTAGTGAGAGTGCCGCTGGTACTTGGGCCTCCAGTGCTAACACAAGTAAAACTGATGCAGAAACTGCTAAGACTCAATCTGAGACTGCTAAGGATGCTTCTGAGACAGCTAAGACTGCCTCTGAAACTGCTAAGGCAGCTTCCGAGTTAGCTAAGACAGCTTCCGAGACAGCTAAGACTGGAGCTGAAACAGCTAAGACTGGGGCTGAAACTGCAGAAACAAACGCTGAGACAGCAGAAACTAATGCTTTATCTAGTAAGAATGCTGCAGCTACTTCAGAAACTAATGCAGCTAATAGTGCTACAGCCAGTTCTAGCAGTGCAAGTGCAAGTTCTACTAGTGCATCTGATTCTTTAGCTTCTAAGAATGCAGCGTCTACAAGTGAGACTAATGCTTTATCTAGTAAGAACTCAGCAACAGCTAGTGCTACAACAGCTACTACTGAAGCAGCGACATCAACTACTCAAGCTACATCTTCGGCTACTTCGGCTACAGCATCTACTGCTGCTAAGACAGCCTCTGAGACAGCTAAGACAGGGTCAGAATCTGCAAGAGATACAGCAGAAGGTTATAGAGATGAGTTGACAACATTGACTACTGCTACAACTACGGTTGGTGTCGGTGGTAATGCTACTTCTGGTTATAATTCAGGAACTGGTGTTCTTTCTTTAGGTTTACCTACAGGATCCACTGGAGCTACAGGTTCACAAGGACCTATTGGTAATACAGGTGCCCAAGGTTCTACAGGAGCTACTGGTGCTGACAGTACCGTTGCAGGTCCTACGGGAGCTACAGGTTCTACAGGAGCTCAAGGACCTATTGGTAACACTGGAAGTACTGGTGCTACAGGTGCTGACAGTACTGTTGCAGGTCCTACGGGAGCTACTGGAGCTACTGGAGCTGCAGGGTCTGACGGAGCTACTGGAGCCCAAGGAGCCACTGGAGCTGCAGGTTCTAATGGTGACGATGGAGCCACTGGTGCCCAAGGAGCCACAGGAGCCACTGGAGCTGCAGGATCTACAGGTTCCCAAGGACCTATTGGTAATACTGGTTCTACTGGAGCTGCAGGTTCTAATGGTGATGATGGAGCCACTGGTGCCCAAGGATCTACTGGTGCTGCAGGTGCTACTGGTGCCCAAGGAGCCACTGGATCACAAGGTGCTACTGGAGCTGCAGGTTCTACAGGAGCCACAGGTGCCACAGGAGCTGACAGTACAGTCGCAGGACCAACTGGTCCCACTGGAGCCACAGGAAGTACTGGATCCACTGGTTCTACAGGTGCCACAGGAGCTGACAGTACAGTCGCAGGTCCTGCAGGAGCTACTGGTTCTACAGGAGCCACTGGAGCCCAAGGATCAACAGGATCTACTGGCTCCGCAGGACCTACTGGAACTGCTGGACCTATCGGAGCTACATTTACCCTAAGTGGTACAGTATTAACAATTAACGCTTAAATAGGAGGCTATATGGGTATGTACTCTAGACCGTACAACGGATCAATGTACTATGCTAATAGTAGTCTTTTCTACAGAGGAAGTGTTGGTACTGTAACAGACAACTTTAACTTCTCTTTTACTTTAGGTAACCCTAGTGTATCTGAAGTTAAATACAATGGAACTTCTTTGACCCAACTTAAACTAAATGGGTCTGTAGCTTGGAATGCACCTAGAGATGGTAGTGTTTCTGCTTGGTCTGCTTGGTCTGCATATACATATGGTGCTTGGTCGGCTTTTGGTAGTTGTTCAGCACCTTGTGGTGGTGGTACTCAGTCTAGGACTAGAGATGGTACTAGAACTAGAAGTAGAACTTGTACTAACCCTACACCTGATTACGGTGGTATAGATTGTGTTGATTCTTTGACTGGTTCAGAGACAACTTCTTTCTCTGAGAGTCAAGCTTGTAATACTGAGGCTTGTACTGGCCCTCCCGTGTACACTATTAATTCCATTGGACTTACTGGTGGTCCTTATACGGGTTATGTTTCTTCAGACCCATGGCTATTTGTATACTCCGTGGTGTCTGGTGGAATAGCCCCAGGCAACCCATACGGTTGGACCTCCACCTATGCTATATTAGTAAAAGCTACAGGGAAACTATACAGACCAAATTCTGGTGGGGGCACCAGCTATTATACGTGGCTGAATACTCAATACGTACCGTTTGTTTGGAACCGTACTTACTATTATAGTTTAGGCCCTGAGCTAACTGAATGGGGCGTTACTGAGTTAAGGGGGGGGTACGCTGCACCTACTATTGCAACTAAATAAAGGATAGGAGAATATAATATGGCTATACTAGGCGGACCAGCTGGTCTAAATGAGGCATATGGTACGTCTTTAGACGTAACAGTCAATAACAAAACTAGAAAAACCGAATGGCTCACATGTGAATACTCAGAACTTGAAGAGTGTTTAACAGAAATACGAAAAGTGTTTGAGGTTGAAGGTGCAATAACAGGTGCTTCTTGGGATGGTGATAGCCTTTACGGTGTCTTTATTATAGGAATGCCTACCAAGTGTTCTATTGACCTCAGTGGTGTCCAAATAGACCCTAATGATAATCTTTTATCGTTAAAACTAAATGTAAAAGATGGGTCTTATTCCATAAAAACATATCATGGCGGAAACATTAAAGGTGTTGATTTAGGCCCTGATAAGTATATTGTAGCTACAGGACTGTACGTTGGTGAAGATAGGTACACAGTTTATTATG